GCAGCCCCGATGATAAAGTAGAAAGTTTACAGTTAAATCGGGAAATCGGTTTGTCTTTAGAAATGGAAAATCAACGCAGAACCATAATCCAGCGCGCTTTTTTTGTGGATTTATTCCTGATGTTGGCGAACTTGCCGGATAAAGACAGGACCGCCACAGAGGTAATGGAGCGCGTAAACGAAAGAATGCTTATCTTGGGGCCAATTTTAGGCAGGTTGATGTATGAAAAATTAGACCCGCTTATTAACCGGACATTCAATATTCTTTTACGTAATGGGAAACTTCCTGCTCCTCCGGATATTTTAAGCGGGCAGGAATATAAAATTGATTATATCTCTCCTTTAGCCAAGGCTCAAAAGTCTTCTGAAACAAAATCATTGTCAGATTTATTATTGGCTACGAAAACGATGGTAGAACTTGACCCAAGCGTAGCGGATAATGTTAACATAGACAAAATGCTCCGTAAATTTACTGAAATAAATTATCTTTCGGATGTTTTAAGAAGCGATGAGGAAATCCAGCAAATCAGGCAGATGAGGACAGAAGCGCAACAGGCTCAATCGGCAATGGAATTGATGCAAAGAGGCGGGGAAGGAGCAAAGGCGGTTCTGGAAGCAGAACAATTACTGAAAGGAGGTGGCGCGCAAGGTGGAAGAGGATCCGCAGGAAAGCCAGCTTAGCTTTGATGAAAAAAATACTGAGGCATTAAAGCAGTTAAAAAAAGACTATCTTGCTGTTTTTTCATCAGAGGCAGGAAAGAGGGTGTTAAGTAATCTGGAAAAGATTTGCTATATATACCGGACGACTTTTTCCAGCCAGGAAGGGAGGACATTACTAAACGAAGGAATGCGGTTTGTGGTTGTGCATATTAAAAACATGATGACTCTTGATTTAGAGCAACTTAAAAAATTATCCCTGAAAGGAGAATAAAGATGTTTAAGGAGACCAGTTACCCTATGAGGATACTAACTGCCCTGAAATTTTTTGTAGCGGGAGCAATCGCACATTTTAGTTGGCTGTTTCTACTTAACGAAAGGGGGCAAGGAGGCGCAGGTGGAGAAGTAGATAATTGGCGCGATACTTTGCCCGATGATGTTAAAAGCGATCCTATCTTTGAAAAATACAAAGAACCGGCTGAGGCTTTTAGGGCTTTGGTAGCAGCGCAGAAATTTTTAGGCCGGGAGAAACTTCCTGTTCCAACTGATGAGAATGATAAAGAATCCTATGATTTAATCTTTAAGAAACTCGGCTTGCCCGAGAACGAAACAATGTATCAATTCCCCACAGATTTAAAACTTCCGAAAGAACTCCCGATTGACGAAGCAATGATGAATGATTTTAGAAAGATAGCTTATCAGCATAGGTTGTTGCCAAGCCAAGTATCGGGTTTATATAAATGGTATCTTCAGTCAATGGTAGATGCCTATAATAAGTTTGGGGATCAGAAAAAGGAATTTACCAAAGAGGCGGAAACAAACCTGCGTAAAAAATGGGGCGCGGCCTATCCGCAGAATATGGCTTTAGCCCAAAAGGTATTCCAACAGTTCGCTGACGATAAAACCTTTGTTAAGTTTGAAGAAGGTTATGGCAATGATCCGGTAATGATTGAGTTATTTGCCAACATCGGCAAGGTTCTAAGCGAGGACCAGCTTATGGGCAAACCGCAAGGCTTGACCATGACCCCGGATGAGGCACAGATAGAAATTAACAAAATTAAAAGCGATATGAAACATCCGTATTGGAACGCGGACCATCCATTGCACGCGGACGCCGTAGCCAATATGGAAAGGTTGATGAAATTAACCAACCCGGGCGAATAAAGGACACAGGCTTTCTCCCTTTATTGGCCAAAATTGCAACAGGATACTTGGCTGAATAGCCAACCCAAAAAATAGCGCTATTAGCCCCGTAAAAACGGACACGCAATAGTGAAGGTTATATTGCATTATTGTGATGTCCGTTTCTTATTAAACAAGGAGGCTAATGTGTATACAATAGATGCTGCCCTTGTAAAGCAATTTAACGCTAATGTTGAGATACTTTCTCAGCAAAAGGGCTCAAAATTAAGAAATGCCGTCAGGTTAAAAACTGGCGTGGTGGGAGAAGATACTTATATTGACCAGATAGGTAAAACTTCCGCAGTCAAAAGAACTACCCGGCATGCGGACACGCCCATTGTTGATACTGAATATCAGAGACGTAAAATCTCTATGGTGGATTACGATTGGGCAGATTTGATTGATAAGGCCGATAAGTTAAAAATGCTCGCTGACCCTACTTCTGAATATGTAATGAATGCCTCATATGCTTTAGGCCGGGCAATTGATGATGAGATAATCACAAAGGCCTTTGCGACTGCTTATATAGGCAAAGAAGGGGCGGCGACAGTTTCTTTCCCATCGGCAAACGTTGTTGCGGTGGGGGCGTCAGGATTAACTTTAGCAAAGCTTCTTTCTGCTAAGGCAATTCTGGATGCTGCGGATGTAGATGAAGAGGAGCCGAGGTTTATTGCAGTCTGCGCCAAACAACTTCAAGATTTGCTGAATACTACCGAAGTAAAAAGCGCAGATTACAATACTATCAAAGCTCTGGTAAAAGGCGAAATTGACACCTTTGTCGGGTTTAAGTTTATCCGCATCTCTACTTCTTTGGTAGATGTGGATTCTAATAGCTATCGCAGAGTAATTGCCTGGGCGAAAAATGGGTTAGGCCTGGCTATTGCAAAAGATATTCAGACCGAAATTACCCAAAGGGCAGATAAGAATTTTGCCACTCAGGTCTATGCGACTATCGGAATTGGCGCCTCAAGGGTAGATGAGGATAAAGTAGTGGAAATAAAGTGCGATGAGACGTAAACTTAAGGAACATTCTGTAAAAAGGAGGTTTAGATATGGCAACTGTTTATGGTGTGAATAGAACGCTTGCTAATACTCCCACAGGGTCAAATATTATGGACCCAGGAGTTCAGACAGGCAAACAAAGAGTAATAATGGATGTTTATGAGGCATCCGCGTCAGCTTCTGGCACCATTATTGAAATGGGTGAGTATCTGCCAAAAGGCGCAAGGGTAGTAGAGGTTGCTTTAATGACCGACGCTTTGGGTGGCAGTGTAACTTTGATTGTAGGCGATTACGAGGATGACAACAGATACATTACCTCTACCGCTTGTAATAATGCCAATCAAGTTACGCGCTTGAACGCTATTGACGGCAGGCAATATAAAGTGGATGAAACTACCCCCGGGGCAACGACTACCGATAGACAGATTATTATTACTATCGGCGGGGCATCAGCCACAGGAACCATCAAGTTAGAAGTAATCTATGTGCAGGAATAAAGGATGAGGCGGTAATCATTCCGCCTCTTTTTTAGTGAAGGAGGGAAATAATGAAAAAAATGAGGAAGATTTTGGCGATTAGTGCGCTCATACTGATTTTTGCTGTTTCGCCGGTATTTGCGCAAGCCAGATACGGTATCAGGACATGCACGGTAACCGCAAGCACTAATGGGACAATCAGCGCTGTAGGCGCGGGAACGTGGGTTTACGGGCTGAAGATATATGCTACCAACTCAAATGCCCAGGCAGGGTTATACGATACGGCCACCCAGGCGGGAGTTTCCGGGGCATCAGCTTCCCCTAAAGATGAAATAGGCGAGGCTACCCAGTATGAAAGCACCGAGACTTGGTATAGCACACCAATTTATTTTAGCGAAGGTGTCAGCGTGCTTTGCAGAAATGGAGTAGCTTTTGTTTATTACGGCCCGCAGCCAGAATAACGGCAAGAGGAAGGCGGGGCTAAATACCCCGCCTTTACTTTATGGATAGGCAAAAAATATTCAATTTTGCGTTAAAGACATTTTTGTTCTTATCACCGTTATTTTTTTTTAAAGGTTATAAAGTAAGCTTCGCCAGGGGGATGTTTTTTATCTTGGGAAGCTTTGTTTTATTTGCGTTAAGTTTAGGATGCGAGCAGAAAAGGAAATTCAGCAATCTCTGGGTTTCTCTCTTTTTGTTATTAGCCTTTGTGCGGATATTTTTTGATAATCCTTTACCTAATTTAGAATGGTTTAATTTCTGGATAAGTTGCGCTAAGTTTATTTATGTCTTTGCCGGAGTTTTGTTGTTTTATACGGCTTATTGCTATGCCGAAGAGCCGGAGAAATACATTAGGATAGTAGTTTGGGTTTGTGTTTTGAATGCCATTTTAACCACGGCACAATTATTGCATAAAGATTTTATGTGGGAAAACACCCCGAGCATATGCGGGTTTATGGAGACTTCTTCTCAGTTAGGCCAATATTCAGCCCTTGCTTTGCCACTTCTTATTTTCATCCACCCCATTTTAGGCTTATTTCCTGCTTTTACCTTACTGGTTGCTAATTCCTACAGTTCTATTCTGGCAAGCCTCGCAGGAATGGCTTTTTTAGGGGGTTTTAAGGGGCGAATTTTGACGTTTAAGGTCGGGATAGGGATATTGCTTATCTTGTGGCTTAGCCTCAATTTTGGCCCTATTAAAGACAAATTCAAGTGCCGTCCTATCCTTTGGCAGAAAACTTTAAAAATTTCTTTACAAAGACCGTATCTTGGCTGGGGTTATGGCAGTTTTAAGGAGAAGGTTACTGAATTTAAAGGCGAAACATTGGGCAAATGGGAGTATTCCCGGGCACACAACGACTACTTACATACCGCGCAGGAATTAGGTTTTCCGATTTTATGTTGTGTGGGGATATTCTTCTGGCAACTTTTGAAGAAATTTAAAACTTTAAAAAAAGATAAATTAACTCTTTATTTAGGCAGTTCAATATTGGTAGTTTTAATCAATATGAGCGGCCAGACTTTAATCAGGTATGCGGGTATAGCAGGAACTTTCGTAATCTTATTGGCATTTTTATGCATAAGACTTGAGGCATAGAAAGGAGAAAACCTATGGCGCCAGAAGCATTTGAAAAATGCGTAAAGCAAGGAGGCAGGGTAAGGACTATTTCGGGGCCTAATAAGATGTTCGGTTTGGAGAAAAATCAATACAAGCATATTTGTTTTCTAAAAAATAAAAGTTACCCAGGGGAAACTAAAACCAAGAAGGAGAATAGTAAATAATGGCTACAAAATTACAGATTTGCAATATGGCTTTACGATTATTGCACGTGCAGAGGATTGTCCAGGCAGACCTTGACAATGAGACTAACGAACAGTCCAGGGTGTTAAACGACGTATACGGCTTAATCAGAGATGAGGTCTTGGCAACGCATCCCTGGAATTTTGCGATAAAGCGAGATAATCTGACCGAGGTCGGCGGGACTGTGTCCGGATGGATTGCGACAGGGACAACCAATGTTTGGCAAGCCACCTTAACTACTCAACCCGCAAGAGTGGAATTTGACGGAATAGAAGGCACGGAGCAGACTTCATTAGTCGCCTGCGATGCCGAAAGAGACTGGTATTGGGCATCCGATGTCCTATATGCCTATTATGCCTCCACTTATACCGAGATAGAGGCCTTAATTCCCGAATTTGACTGGGATCATGCTTTTTCTTTGCCTTCGGATTATTTGCGGGCAATTAAAGTCAAAGACGATGCGGATTTTGTAAGAGAGGGCAATTATTTATTTTCGGATGAAGGAGAGTTAAAAATTCAATATATCGCAAAGATAACTGATGAGACTAAATTTTCTCCCGCCTTTGTAACTGCTTTTGCGGCCAG